TCATTTCGTAATCTTCGCTAGGCATAACAACACGCACAAAAGTAAACTTTGTGTCTGGTGCTTCCTTACAAGCTTTCTTTACAGAATCAGGTAGTTTTTTATTACCGAATAGTTGTTTTGCTTGTCTAGCGGTAAACACATACTCCCAAAATACAGTATCAGGCTTCCCCCATCTGTCCTCTGAAAAAACAAACTGCCCAGTTGGTATAGAGGTAAAGACTAGCCCCCCAAAACCATCATAGTATGACTGATTTTCTTCTAGTAATATATTGATTGTGCCGAAAGACGTAAAATCTAAAAATGCTTCACCAATCGTAGTGTAGAAGTTACTTTCGTGCATACTGTAAAACATCTTTTGCGTTACATCGTGAAACCAACGCTTTACACTAGGTTCTTCATTTAAAGCATATAATTTGTGTCCAGAAGGTATAGAGAGGCCAAACCATACTACTGATTGTGGAACTAAGGCATTCTGCATAGACATAGCCATAATACGGCTTGCCTCTGGCGCAGAGGAATCAAACATTTTATTAGTATGACGTTCCGCATTAATATTTTGGGAACTGTCTACTTGCTGTTTACGGGGTCTAATATAATCACGTACATCACGAAAGAATGGCTCCCATAATATTCGGTCATTTTTTAAAACCTCGTAGCGTTTTAATAAATCGGTTGCTACAGGCATACTAGGCTCCTAGTAAGGTTTTCTTGTCTTGTTGCCCCGAACCTAATAATCCTTGCTGTGCAGACTTATCAGGTAATTTGCCAAATCTAATACGTCCCGGCTGTATACTTGCTTGGCTCGTCTTTCTGTCGAAATATTTACTAGGGTCTTGTTTAATCATATCCGCAGTAATTGATTTGTCCGTCTGGTAGTTCTCTAACGCTTTACCCGGAGTAGCACCGGGGCTTACACCTTTAAAGTATCTACCAGTAGCGGCTTGAAAACTCATAGATTTTGGGTTGTCTGACATATAATCTATATAGTCAGAAACACCCTTGACACGGTATTTTTCATCCTCTATACCCTGCAATCTCTGTCTTTCTTGCTCTTGTTGCCTAGCAATAGCGGCATAATCTACTTGAGGAGGACTTGGTCGACCACCCATAACTTATCTCCTTATGAACTTAATAATCCTTTAGTGGAACTTTTACCAATAGTCTTAGGCGTAACAAACAGACCTAGACGTTGTATCTCTTGATCTCCTGTCGTACCATCCCCTAAAGCACCACCAATATTTGTAATATTAGATTCTCTAGTATCTGTCTGTGCAAGCCGTTGCATTTTTTTGCGTTTTTCTTCATCCAGTTTGGCCTGTGTTACCTGTGGGATTTCTGGTAACTCTGACTTTTCTGGCAAGTAATCTTCTTGCTTTGGCGGCTCTACCACCATTGGTGCAGGCATCGCAGGCATTGAGCCTTTTCCCATACCCATAGTTTATCTCCTAATCAAAAACATCATACTCAGCAACAGCACTTGCTTGTAATACATTAACATTTAAATAGCCAGCTTCAAACCCTAAAGCGGCTGTAGCTAAGGCATCAAATCCATGAGAGGCCCAATTATGCAGAGGACGGTTCTTGTAACAACCATTCTTATCGTCCCATTCTTTACGGTAATTCTTTAAACAAGTCAAGCCTCTACTGCATTTAGTTTCATCAAAATAAAATTGAGGAAAGATATTTCTTACACTCTCAATCTTATCCATTACATCATGTGGTCTAGGCACAGTCTCAAAGATTAGCCCTTGTTCTCTGGCAAACTCTTTCCTAGTCTTACCAATCGTAAAATCTCTAACCTCAATATCATGCGGAGCAAGGTGTTTGCCGTATCTATAATCTCTCTGTTTGAGTAAATTAATGTAGTGGGTCAAACCCTCATCCGCATTTTCGTAATAATCTATAAAACGAATACAATCTTGGTGTATCTGAAAAAACCAAATACAAGTTGTGTCATTGATACCTAAATCCCATCCAGTATGTACTGGCAGTCTCCTGATATAAGGTAAGCTTTCTACCCTACCATCAATATACGCTGATTGTAGATGTCTTGCAAGGTAGGCACCCTCAATACTCTGCTCAAATGCTTCTTTTGCCGTTGTAGGGTATTCTCTTTTTACATCATCCCCTAACTCAGACAGCTTTTTAGCATACCACGACTTCTGTGCCTTGTTAAATTTAACATTTAAATCGGATTCTTGTTTTTCAAAATAGGTTTCTACATCAGGTGGGACAGGGGTGCTGGTTTCAAGTTTATATGCTTTCTCCTTATACCAAGGAAAGAAGAAAAACCTGTAATCCATAGTAGTGAGTTCTTTTTTTGCAAGGTTATCCAATTCAGCATCCCTGCATTTAGTGAAGAAATCACCTTCGTTACCCATAGCGGTTGATTCCATCGCTAACAAAGCATCTCTAGGCAATGTTTCAATGCTACCAGTACGAACTTCCCTAGCTTTCTCAGGCTCTTTCGCACAGATTTTACCGTATTCTGTAATTAGTAACTGACTGAGAGTACCAGAACGCATGGATGTAGAAACTCTAAATGCAGAACCATTACTAAAGATCAATCTCTTACCCTGCTCACTCTCTAATTTAACGGTATCTTTAATTAAATCTCTCAAGGCTGGAATATCTTTTGCTACGTTATCCCAAACATCCTTTACTTTAGTACGGAATATTTCCTCAGCGTTTTCTCTAGTATCCGCAATAATCCCTGCTTCCCTATTTGGATTAAACAGGCAATCATCCAGAAATAAGACGGAAAAAAAGGTAGTCACGCCTAATTGCCTAGCTTTTAAGACAATCATACGGTTCCAAATATTAGAGTAGATGTCCTTTTGTGCCCAATTAAGGCGAAAAGGGATTAGACTACTCCCCTCTTTTGGTCTTATATGATATAAATTATTTAATCGCCAAGTACGACTTTTAATTAGTTGTACTAGGTTCTTCGGTTGTCTCTCTGCCACTCACATTCCTATTTTGGTAAGCAAAACCATCCGATTTTTCCTGTATTTGAAGCATAGCTTCCTGTATGGGGTTTATTTTATTACCCATAGTATGACTTTCAACCTGTACCTGTTTAACCTCTGGATATACCAAACGCATCAACTTCATAAGCAAGTCCGATTTTACCTTCACAGGAGTTTCATCATCTCTGAACATGGAAACCGCTTCGGTAAGGGGATCGAAATTCAACTTATTTAGCACTTCTGACACAAGGCGGTTCTTATTTATAGAGTTTTTCGGCCTACCGGGGCCGCCTGTACCCCCTTTTTGGAATAAAGCTGGCTTATTCTTCAAATTCTCGTCTGAGTTCATCCCACATTTTCCAATTCTGGTTTTCGTATCTATATAAAATAGGTAAAGACGGTACAATATACCGCCTACCGTTCTCTACTAGATGCAATTCCTTGCCAACACGTAAAGGCATACACTCCTTTGCTGGCCCAGAAGATATAATAGGATACTGGAAGTACACTATTCCATCTTTCATATGAAAGGCCGCAACAATACCTAAGGCAAAATGCAAATACCAATCCTTTAATTGATCTAATCTAGGCTCCTCTGGTACCGCTTGTAGGGTTTGCCCGTGAGTAGGAGGAGGACTATAAAGCAAACACAGTACCAGAAGAACCCTGATTATGTTCTTCACTTTTTACTACGGTCTTGCCCCATCTTCCAAGTAGCGGCACTACCAATGCCTACCATACCCCATGCTTCTGCTGGAAAATGGTGATACCCTAGACCCTGACACACCATCATTAACATACCGATGCCAAGCAAGATATAGGTTTTTTGGCCCGGAAACATATTGTCTATTAGGCCAACTATAGTTCTAACCATAATTTAACTCCTAGTTTGTAGAGTGACACTCTTGCAATCGTTTTACCATATCATTTTCAAAATGCAAGCGTTCTTCCATCCATGCAGGGGATACAGAATAATTACCATTGTCCATTAAACGCATATCACTTTCTTTCAGAAGCACTACCTTGCTTTCGCAAGCGTTTAAACATAGCACTAATGCGATTAACATCACCTTTAGCCACGGCATTGTCAATTTCCTCTGCATTTTCCTTCCAATCCCTTTCATGCCTTGTTTTAAAACGTCTTTTAATCGTTTCTCGGACAAGCCCGATTGTTTCTCCAATGAGATTCCACATGGTTCTGGTTCCATTTTATAAGGACAGTCACTCCTCTGATTCTTTCTTCTCTTTTTGTGCGATGTAAACCATGTAATCAGGATCATTCTCTTTGTCCTTGTATGAGTTAGTCATAACAAGCAGTTTGGTTCCGTAAGTAAAGTTACCGCTAAAGTAATCATTACCATTCTTATCCTTATTCTTCCACAAACCGCCTACTTTAATCAAGTCACTCATAAGTTATTTTTCCTTCCTTTACAGATTCTTGTTTGCGAGGTCTACCCACACGCCTTTTAACGGGTGGCATCTCCTCTGCAAATTCTTCTGCTATGTTATTAAGGTCGTTGAACTCAGGAAGGTTGACTTCATTCCACTTAAGCATCATTAAATTGGCTAAAGCATGGCCTATATGATCCTCCGTAGTATTTCCCTCCTTCATATACTCAACGATATGCCTCATGGCATGATTTACTAGAATAGAGTTTCTTAAACCCTTCTTCCAGTTGTTATCGCCATGCGTTACAGCCCCTACGTGCATGGCTTTTGCTACCGCTTCAACACCTTCTGGTGGTACAAGGTCATAACGCACCCCCTCGGCATCAGCACTACGTGTTGCACCTGTTTCATAAGTAGTTAAATCAGACAAAGTATCCCCCTTTCGATCATATTTGTTTTTAATTTATCAATAATGCTTATGAATCATCTTAGCCCCCCAAAGGGCGGTGAATAACACCAATGGTTTCAATTAATAATCAATTTTATCATATTTTTCTAAGCTTGTCAACCCCAAAATTTATAGGACATCATCGGTACCGCAAATGTCCTTAGACAAAATCTGGTAAAAAAAGTAGAGTTTTAAATTTTAATTTTTTTTGATAACCCTACTGACCGGGGTTTGGAAAATTGTTTCCGGCTGAGGATGAGATGTAAGAATAACGTCCCAATTCCCGGTTTTCGGGGTCGGGTCGAACAAAAAACGAAAACAGGGGGTGCCTGCAAGAATCGTACCAAACCGATCACAATGAT